ACTATTAGCCGTACCTATGCTGGCATTCGCTCAAAAAATGCCAAAGAACAGTGCTGTCTATGACGCACAGATTATTAGAGTCAGTGACGGTGATACCATTGTTATCGCTGCTCCATTTCTGCCAGCTCCCCTCAAACCAGAGCTTGCTGTCCGTATCTACGGTGTCGACACACCAGAAAAGGGAGCAAGAGCACAGTGTCCTAGCGAAGCTAATCGAGCCTTACAAGCTAGCCAATATACTAAACAGTTGATAGCTACTGGAAGTCATATCCAGGTTGTACTTTATGGATGGGATAAGTTTGGTGGTCGTGTGCTAGGTGACATACTTGTCAACGGTCAGAGTGTCCGTGCCGGTCTAATACAAAATGGACTTGCTCGCGAATATTACGGTGAAGCAAAGCAAAGTTGGTGTAATTAACCTAATTCACCCAAAGAAAAAGGACCCTCTCGGGTCCTTTTTCAATTTCTAATATAATATATTAAAGAGGCTATGCCTTATATTTTCTAATTATAATTACTTTTTGCTAGTATTTTGATTTACAAAGTCATAAAATTTTTGAGCAGCTTCGAGCACTTTATCGACACCTGGGACTGTAGGCATTTCTACCTTGGTAACTACTTCTTTACCGTCCTTAGTAACGGATGTTTCAAAAGCACCCCAACGAGCATGGTAATCTTGCCACAGTTGTTGCTGAGCCATTTCTAACATTTGGGCACGGATTTCGTAGCCATTTTTGTTAAAGTTGACCTGTGGAACAAACTGTTTCATTTTGTCAGCAGCTTCAGTAAATTGTTTGGTAAATTCATTAGTCATTTTATTTCTCCTTGTGTATGTGTGTTGTACCTTAGGCGGTACCTTCCTTCTTTGGAAACAGTATTTTACTTACTGAATCTACAGAATACTTAGCCATATCCACAGTATTGTGGACCATCATTTTAGCAAATGTTGTTTGAGCATCGATATAATCGTGTGCTGCTTTATTCAAGATTGGATCTTTATAGATCTGGTTTGTCAAGGCCTTTTTTGTGCCTTGTAGTGTGTCGATAAAAAAATCTGGTGTAAACATATATGTTCTCCTGTGTGTTAATGTATGTGTTATTATATATCTTTTTAGAAAGAAAAGCAAGTGATTATGAATTAATCCATCATTACTTTTTTAGCAGCTTCAAAGTTTCCCATCCTTGAGTAGTATGATGCTGCGCGAGCCTTGCCCATGCTTTCAAAGATTTGATATAGTGTGTTAAAAAACGATTTCATATGAATTTTCCTTGTGAGATTTTGTGTTCGAACTCTTTGGTAAAGTGCTCAACGTCTGCGGCATTTTGTGGATGCCTATTTGAAATGTAGCGATCTAACTCGCTTTGATAATGTTGGGTTGGAAACATTTCGGCTAGGCGTTCGAGCAAACCTAGCATACGTTTTGATATGTTTAACATGATGTGTGTCCTTTTAGTGTGTTGAGAAACTCATGGTTTCTACTGATAGTATTTAGCATAGATTGTGCGCCTGCACATTTTTAGCAGGGTTGCATTTTGTAAAAGGTTAATGTATAATTAAAAAAGGTTAAATATTACAAAGAGATTAGGGTCTATGAAAAAACGAACACGTTCAATTTTAGAAGAACTCAGCAGTTTAGGAAACAGTCGTAGTCGCGAACTCCTTATAGAAAATAGGGGCGCTAACATTATTGAAAGTTCTATCAATCTAATGAATCTAATAAGGGAACAGTTCAACGAAGAAGAAGCTGGCGAATTAGAACGCCGATTTATCAATGCTATACGCACCGGTGATACACGCAAATTTAAACGCGGTGTACACAAGATTCAAGAAGCTAGAAAAAACACCAAAAATGATCCTGAACAACAGTAATTTTTCTTGTTTGGCTAAATAATATTACAAAGGCCACAGAGTGTGGTCGTCCATAAACGAGGAGATAATATTATGGCAACTTCAGTAACAAGAGATTTTACACGTACAAACCCAACAGCACCTACACTGGGTACAATTCAAAGAAACTTTGCAGTTTCTCTTTTCAAAGTGGTTCTAAGCGGTGCAGACGATGCAGTAGCTTTAAACGCTGCTCAAGCACAACAGTTTGTTGAAGAAATTGGCACAACCGGCATGATGATTCAGGTTATCAGCACCGGACTAGAAGTATTTATTGTTGGTGAGCGTCATGCAATTGACCTTAACAGCCTAGCAATTCGTTTAGGTCGTCAATTAGACAGCGCAGCAGGTTCTTTAACAGCAACCGGCGTTTACACTTGCGGTGGCGGCGGCACTGTAACTGTAACAGAGCCAACTACATTCGAAGGTCTATAATCGACTTACCCCGGGATGGGAAGACTAAGCCCACTTTTATAGTGGGCTTTTTTACGACAGTTAAATATAGTCATGCAGAATTTTACCGTCTATACCTTGATAGATATTACAGAAACTGGTTTACACACCTTTAGTTCTGGAACAGATCTAGAAAAGAAACAACAACAGAATTTTATGACCCTAATGCAGACCATTGGACTACGTGCTAATCCAATGTACGAATGTAAGCCTACGATTATAGACAACTTTGACACTAAGTCTATAGCGTTTGGCAAAAAATTTAAATCTAAACAGCGTGTCTGGCAGTGGAATTTCTACACAGAATCGGACAGTGAATTCAAAGACAACGAAGGCAACGAAATTGGACATCTACTGAAAGATCTACATCTTATCCCGGTAATTGCTGATCTAACAGAAACAGCTAAAATAAATACAGCAGTGTTCGACACACGTGATCCAGAATTATGCAACACAGTTATTTTATTAAAAGACGATAAATAATTTCAGCGAAAGGCAACTTAAGGCATTTAGAACGAGGCTATAGACATACACTGCCGGAGCGGCGAGGAACTTGCTAAATGTCAATCGAAACTACTAAATTAGAAAGAGAAAATCTTGAAGCACATGTGGACCTATGTGCTCAGAGATATCAGACCTTAGAATACCGTTTAGGGGTAATTGAATCTAAAGTCGAAACCATTCACAATGATATCCAGAGAGGAAACAAAAGTGTTTCAACTGTGATCATCTCATCCGCAGCCACAGTAGTAGCAGGTCTAATGGGCCTAATCGCAACTTTACTACTAAAGTTCTAATCCAATAAATACAGTATTAAAAAGATACTGTATTTTATGAGAGCCAAGGAATTCATTACTGAACATAGAATGGTGTGGAAAAGGACCCCTAGGGGTCCTAAACTACGTTGGCGTTGCGAAACAGGCCCTAAGGCAGGACGGACTGTTCCATCAGTCAGCGACTGTTCAACAGCTAAAGATATAGCACAAGCACAGAAGATGAAAAAAACTCGTGCTAAAACTAAAATACGCCAAGCCAGGAGAGCTAAACGGACAAAAAGGATAAATCCTATTAGTGTATTAACACAGCGTCTAAACAAATTAGTGGCCAATTATAAAAGGAACAAGAAATGAAATTATCTGATTTATTAACAGAACAAGAGCTTTCGGAATTCGGCCAAGCTACACAGTTAAAAGTAGTCAAGGATGATGATATAGAAACTGTATTAGTTGATCCTAAATCAAATACCAAAACTGTAATTGACAAAAAGAAAAATCCTGCTGCGGTAGTGCAAGATCCTCAGACTGGCAAAGCTATGATGACAGATAAACCAGATCCTGGTAAAAAGAAAGCACCATTAAAACCGGGTACTGTAGTGGCAGCATCACAATGAACCTAAGAGAGCTAATAGTTCCTATTTGGACCAGCAGAGCCGAAAGTGCAGTTTTAAACAAAATGCACAAAGAAGCCTGTCCTTTATCCTTCTACGAAGAAAATGATCAATTCATAATTGAGCAGCTGATAAGGAAAAGTTTGGTAACTAAAGTTGACCAAGAAGGTGTCATCTACGTAAAGCCAAATGATTAATATAAAACAAGCAGCTCAAGAACTTAATAACATGCTTACAGAAGCTGTGGCTAGTAAGGGTGTATTTGTACCTATTGAACAAAATGTTTTACAATATAAAAATTATTTCGTAAAAAGAGAAACTGACGGTTCTTGGACTATTATTTTTGTAAATGGCCGAGGTATTAGGTACACTTTAGCTAATACGTTTTTAAAGATTTCTGCATTTTCTATCGCCAAACTACACGAGAAACGCAATGCAAAAGCTATAGATGATATCAAAAATGCTGACAAAACGTTTGAAATAAACTACACTGATTCAGTGTATTTTAAACACACCTACAAAGTAACAGAAGATTCTGTTAAAAAAGACACTGCCCTTTGGCGATATGAAATAGTTTCCGAAAAGGCCAAGCAGGCCAAGCAGAAAATTGACAATACATTCTATCGCCTCATAGCATAAATAAAACAAATACTCCAGGAAGAGAAACCATGCGTATTACTGAATTCAATGCCAAAGCAACTGCTAAAAAACTAAACGAAGATATTGCCAAAAGATTTGGTCAAAAGATCAATCTTGAGAGCTTTACTATCGAACAACTACACGATGCTAGAAACAAACTAAGGACTAAGCTAAGTCAGTTTGAATCTACTTCTCACTATAGCGATGTTCTAGAAAGCGAGGACTATGCTAAGAATAAAATGTTCTTAGACGTTCTAAATCTAGCCATTGAAGAGCGAGAAGAAAGCGAACCACAGCTCAGCGAAATGGAACAACTTGTTCTACAGAAAGTTGCTGAAGGTGTTATTGAGTTCGAAGATCTTCCTGAACAACTACAAGAAAAGGCCAAGAGCAAGGCCCAACAACGTTTCATGGGCATGGTATACGCAGCTAAGAAAGGTGACAAGGCAGCAAGTCCTGAAGTCGCTAAAGCTGCCAAAGGCATGAGCAAGAAAGAAGCAGAAAAATATGCTGGAACTAAACACAAAGGTCTTCCAGCGCATGTAGGCGAAAGCATCATCAGAGAAGGCGAAGAAGAAAAAGCAGAATTAATCATGGCAGCACGTGACATGGTTGATCGTATTACAGGCTGGATGGAAGACACTGCAAACATGCAGGCTGAAGCTATGTTAGAATTAGTCGACTCTATAAGAGACGAAATGGGCAGCGATTTAGCCATGGAATTCGAAAGTTCTGTTAAACCAGCCTTGGCTACAATTTACACAGCATTAGAAAGTTCTAGACAACAACTAACATCAGGCGTTGGACTATTAACAGGCGAGCAAGATGCTGCAGACATGATGGGTGCAGACAGCGATCTAGAAGTCGGCGATGATGCGACTATGGAGCCATCTGTTGACGATGCTATGCCAGGTGAAGGCGGCGATGCTAGTGATGATTTTGCTACAGACGCAGCCGCAGCAGGCGGCGAAGAAGCGGCAGGTCGTCCAACACGAGAAAGCGTAGAGTATAGCCGCAGATTCGGGCAATTGCTAGCACCAAAAAAAAAGTAACTGAAGGCCTAGAACAACTTAATCTCGTATTAAAAAGTCTTATCGGCAGAGCAGATCAAATTGGTCGCTCTGCCGTTTTTACCTGGGACGAGATCAATAAGTTCATGCAAAATGTAGGCAGTGAGGATTTCAACTACGACAGTTTCAAACAGGCCTATGATGCTGATCCTTTAACACAGGGTCTAGTAAAACGATTTGATCAAAATGGCCTAGAACTCAACGCTAAAAAATCAAAAGTTGATACGGCTCCTAGTGATGCCGAAGCTGATAGTAAAACAGTAAGCCAAATGGCTAAGAGAGCAACTAATAAAGCTCTCGGTTGACTTTGTTTGATTTTTAGTTTAAAATAGTTTCATGAGCCTACTAAAATCAAAATATATCTACTCTCCTCTCCAAAGAGATGAAAGCACTGGAAAACGACTGTACGCCACACCGGATGGATACAAGGTCCCTAGCGTTACTACTATCTTAGATAAAACGAAACCTGCAGAAGCACGCCAAGCACTAGCCAATTGGAAAAAGACCGTAGGCGAGTCTAAAGCACAACAAATTGTTACAGAGGCCGCAAGCCGTGGAACAAGGATGCACACCTATTTAGAAAAGTATATCAAAGGAGAAGTTCTTCCAGATAGTGTAACTAATCCATATGCCCAACAGAGTTTAGCCATGTCTAAAATTGTCATTGAAAAAGGCATGTGCAATGTTAACGAAGTATGGGGGAGTGAAGTTCCTCTATACTTCCCTGAGCTCTACGCAGGTACTACAGACTGTGTAGGTATACATAAGGGTGATGAAGCAATTTTAGATTTCAAGCAAACAAATAAGCCTAAAAAAATAGAATGGATTGACGACTATTTTATTCAGCTTACAGCATATGCTATGGCACATAACGAAGTACACGGAACTAATATCCGCAAAGGTGTTATTCTAATGTGTTCAAAAGATTATGAATACCAAGAGTTTATTCTAGAACCTACAGATTTTGAATACTGGACTAATCGTTGGTGCGACAGAGTTTCGGAATACTACAGGTTAGCCTAACCCAACTAGTCATAAATACACAATAACGGAGTGTAGATTATGGCAGTCGTGCAAATATCGAGGATTCAAGTAAGAAGAGGCAGAGAAGGAACGTCGGGAATTCCGCAACTTTCGAGTGGAGAAATGGGTTGGGCAGTAGACTCGCAGAAACTCTATATTGGCAACGGTTCTGTTGCTGAAGGTGCTCCCTATGTAGGTAACACTGAACTCTTAACAGAACATTCTAATCTGCTTGATGTTGCACAGCAGTACATATATAAAAGACTAAATGTCGAAACTGGCGAAAACAGCCTTTATCCTGTAGAGCGTTCCCTACAAGATAGATTAGATGAGCGTGTATCTATAGCTAGCTTTGGAGCAGTTGGTGACGGAATCACAGACGATACAGCAGCCATTCAACGAGCCATAGACGAGTTATTTTTTAATGGGATTGAAGTATCTGCAGAAGTACAGAGAGTAGTGCTCGAATTGCTTCCGGGTAGATATAGAATCTCAGATACTCTAAACATTCCACCATTCGCTACAATACAAGGCGCCGGCAAAGACAAGACTGTCATTTTTAAAGATAGTGGTACAGGACCTGTCTTTAAGACTGTTGGCATAATGGACGATCCTACGGATGTCGAGGGCCTTAGAAAAAAATACACAGATATTATAACAGAAGTTGGGTACGAAACCATGGCAAGGGGAATATCAGTATCTGGTATAACTTTTGAAAATTCTACAGAAGATGTTGTTGGATACTTACTACCAACTAGAAATTCTGTATTTAAACAGTTAAAATTTAAAGGAGCATGGGTATATGACGAAGTGGTTCCTACAGTGTTGAATAGTGACGAAATCGGTTTAGTACTTACAGCTAAGGGCGCTACCACTGTTACTACCGAAGACAATCAATTTATCGAATGTGATTTTGAAAATCTATCATACTGTGTTGACGCTTCATGGGATGTAAATTCAAACACATGGACTGGATGCCTTTTTACAAATTGCGGCAAGGGTATATTCTCTAATGCACCAGGTGGTGCTGGTCGATTGTACGGAGCAGCCAATAATAAATTTATAAACAATAAGTTTATCTATATCTATGAAGAAGCTATTGATATTACAACTGGCACTGGAAATTTAAGTACCAACAACACGTACATTAGAGTCGGCAATGATGGCGGCAATAATTCCAGTGCAGGACATCCTGTAGTAAATTTTAGCCAGCCCGGAAACGTGTCATCTAATGATTACTTTGAAAGAGCAGAATTGGCTACAGACACTGACTTCTTTGGAGATAGATACTTGGGCGAATTCGGCGGAGCAATCAAAGCCGATCATAAATTTAATACTTCTATTGCAGTAGAAGAAAAAATTGTAGCTATTGACAACGTACTGTTTAGGATGGCTGCGTTCAACACCTGTAGTTATAGAATACACTATCTATATAAAAGTCAACAGGTTGATATTACTCGTCGAGGTGTGATATCATTGTTTGTGGATAAGATTAATAATCAAACTCATTTAACAGATGAATATGATTTTCTTTACTCCACATCTCCATCAGATCTGTCTGACTACGCCGAAAATTTAATTTTCACAGCAGACCTAGCAGATGCAAACACGACTGTAGAAGTCAAATATACCAACCAAACTACTAATGACACCGGAACTATTGATTTTTGGTATGAAGTAGTCAGTTAAAGGTTGATTTTTCTGTAACATTTTTGTAAAATGCTAGTTAGTACCTGATATTAACTAGCATGGAAAACCAAACCACTGTTTGGATAGTAAACTAAATATCATTAAATTTCGTCTAAGAAGAAAAAAAGAATGACAAACATAACAGTAACAAAGAGAAGCGGAAAAAAAGAATCATTAATGATTGAAAAATGGCAGGCACAGGTAGCTAAAGTTTGCCAGGGTATAGCTGATGTAAGTCAGTCGATGATAGAAATTAAAGCTCAACCACATTTCTATGACGGCATGACAACTAGAGAAATTGACGAAGTTACTCTCAGGGCCATTGTAGACCTTATAGATGTGGAACAAAATTCAGACATTGGGCATACTAACTATCAATATGTTGCTGGTAAACAACGGTTGAGTATGTTGCGAAAAGATGTGTACGGATCATACGAACCTCCCCATCTTTACGATATCGTAAAGAAGAATGTAGCAACAGGTCTTTATACTAGTGAGTTATTGACATGGTACTCGGAGGATGACTGGAACAAGATGAACGAGATCATAGATCACGAAAAAGACGAAATGTATTCGTATGCTGCCATCGAACAATTAATTGAAAAATATCTAGTCAAGAATCGTGCCACAAAGGAACTATATGAAACTCCACAAATTCGTTACATGGTGGCAGCCGCTACTGTATTCCATAAAGAAGAACCTAATAGTTCCCGTATGCGCTATATTAAAGAATACTATAACGCAGCTAGTGATGGCTTATTTACTCTTGCTACTCCTGTATTGGCTGGCCTGGGAACTCCAACGAAACAATTCAGCTCCTGTGTCCTTATTCGTAGCGACGATGATCTTGACAGTATTTTTGCATCTGGAGAAATGATGGCCAAGTATGCCAGCAAACGTGCGGGCATTGGTTTAGAGATTGGACGCTTACGTCCACTAGGTAGTCCCATCAGAGGTGGCGAAATTATGCACACCGGAATGATTCCATTCCTGAAAAAATGGTTTGGTGACTTAAGGAGTTGTTCACAAGGTGGAATTCGTAACGCTAGTGCTACTGTCTTTTATCCTATTTGGCATCATCAGTTTGATGATCTCATTGTTCTCAAGAACAACCAAGGTACAGAAGAGACACGAGTCCGTCATATGGATTATGGGGTTGTGCTTTCCGCCTTCTTCTGGAGACGATTCAAGAACAAAGAAAACATCACGTTCTTTGATCCCAACGAAGTTCCAGATCTATACGAAGCATTTTATCAAAACACAGCACTATTTGAAGAGCTGTATGTTAAGTACGAAAAGAAATCCGGACTACGTAAAAAAACTATGTCAGCTGAAGAAGTATTCAAGTCTGGCATTTTAAAGGAGCGTACAGATACAGGACGTATCTATCTGGTGTTCATTGACAACGTTATGAACCAAGGACCGTTTGATCCTGAGTACCATACCATTTACCAGAGTAACCTTTGCTGTGAAATTCTACTCCCTACTAAATCTTTTAAACGTCTCGATGATCCTGATGGTCGCATTGCATTATGCACACTGGGTAGTATCAACTGGGGCGCTTTCCGCAATCCAGAAGACATGCGTAGGGCTTGCCGTATTCTTCACCGCAGTCTCAACAATATACTTGATTATCAGGACTTTTTGAGCATACAGAGTAAGTTGAGCAATGACGAAATTCGCCCACTAGGTATTGGCATCACCAATCTTGCCTACTGGCATGCCAAGCGTGGCCTTAAGTATGGAGAACGAGATTCGTTAGCTGAAGTTAAAAGTTGGTCTGAACATCAGGCCTATTACTTAACAGAAGCATCAGTTGAACTGGCCAAGGAACGTGGAAAATGTCTTGGTAGTGATCGTACACGTTATGGGCAAGGCACCTTCCCCTGGGAATCACGTGCCAACGGCGTCAATGACTTAGTAGACTTTACTCCAGAGTTAGATTGGGAATCACTTCGCGAGCAGATGAAACAATATGGTGTACGAAACGCTACTAATATGGCCATTGCTCCTGTTGAAAGTTCTAGTGTTGTTATAAACAGTACTAACGGTATCGAAATGCCTATGAGTTTGATCAGTACTAAAGAAAGTAAAGCAGGTTCCTTTACACAGGTTGTACCAGAGTATCATAGACTTAAGAATAAGTATCAGTTGATGTGGGAACAAAAGGATTGCGATGGTTATTTAAAAACTGCTGCAGTTTTACAGGCTTATGTTGACCAAAGTATTTCAACTAATACTTTCTACAATCCAGCACACTTTGCAGATCGAAAAGTACCAACGACATTAATTGCTCGAAATCTAATGCAGGCACATGTGTGGGGGATCAAGACTTTCTACTATAGCTTAATCAACAAGAAAGGTTCTAGAGCAGAAGAACCAACTGAACAAAAAATAATAGAAGAAATAGAAGAATATGACGATGACTGCGAGGCTTGTAAACTATAATGCTAGAAACTATTTGCGATATTCTTGTAGACGCTTACAAGCGTAATTGGATTACTAGTCGTGATGGCAATGTGAGTATTCGTCATCACGACCGTGATCACTTTTACATCACACCCAGCGGTGTACGCAAGCAAACACTACAACCTGATCAGTTTAAAAAGATCAGCATTGACAAGAGCATTCACAGTGGATATGGCTCAGCAGCATTTAACTACAGTTGGAGAGACTTACCTTATACAGACATCAGTGCCAACCTTGCACCCAGCGGAGAGATTCCATTACATTTTGGTTTACAGAAAGAAATGGGCCAACACAGTAACGATGTTAGAGTAGTAGTACACGTTCATCCAACTTATTGTATTGCCGCAATGCATGCCGGAATTGATTTAAGCACTATTAGTTCTGCATTTCCAGAACTGAATCGATATACTCGAGTAGCACCCAATGTACCGGATGTACCTCCGATCAGTCAAGAGCTTGCAGATCAGTGCCATAAGATGTTACAATTAGACAGGGATGGAAACGTTGCTTATGACATCGTAGGCATTAAGGGCCATGGGGTAGTTGCTATCGATACTAGCCCGTGGCGAGCATACGAACACATAGAAAGATTAGAACACATTTGCAAGATTGTACTTGCTTCAGGAAACTATTAAAATGTCAAAACAACAATATAATTTACACACAAAAACAGATTACCTCAGCCGTAAGATGTTTCTTGACCCTGCAGGCCCTGTAACCATTCAACGTTTCGAAGAAGTCAAGTACAAAAAGATTGCTGACTACGATTCAACTGCACGTGGTTTCTTTTGGCAACCAGAAGAGATTAGTCTTACTAAAGATTCTAATGACTTCAAAGACGCCAGCGATGCTGTTAAGCATATTTTTACCAGTAACCTACTTCGCCAAACTGCTCTGGATAGCTTGCAAGGTAGAGGTCCGACGCAGGTATTCACTCCTGTGTGCAGTCTTCCAGAAGTAGAAGCATTAATGTATAACTGGGGTTTCTTTGAAACTAATATTCACTCAAAGAGCTACAGTCATATCATACGCAACATCTACAATGTGCCCAAGGATGTGTTCAACACAATTCATGATACACAAGAAATTGTAGACATGGCATCGAGTATCGGTCTTTATTATGATAAATTGCATCTTATCAACTGCCGTAAAGAAATTGGTGAGAAGATTGACGAATACGAGCACGTCAAAGCAATCTATCTAGCACTACATGCCAGCTATGGACTAGAAGCATTCCGATTTATGGTATCGTTTGCCACAAGCCTAGCCATGGTAGAGAACAAAATCTTTATTGGCAACGGCAACATCATTAGTTTGATCCTACAAGACGAACTACTACACAAAGGTTGGACTGCCTATTTGATCAATCAAGTAGTCAAAGAAGATTCTCGGTTTGCACAGGCCGCAAAAGATTGTGAAGCTGAAGTTATACAGATTTACAAAGACGTTATCCGTGAAGAAAAAGAATGGGCTGACTATTTGTTTAAGCTAGGACCAGTGATTGGTCTTAACGCTAACATCCTTAAAGACTTTGTAGACTATACTGCGGCAGATGCACTCAAGCAGGTTGGTATTAAATATTGGAATCCGGCACCAAAATCGACACCGATTCCCTGGTTTAACAAACATAGCGACACTAGTAAGAAACAAACAGCATTGCAGGAATCAGAATCGACTAACTATGTTATTGGTGTGATGAGCGATAGCATCAATTATGATGAGTTGCCGGCACTATAAGGAGAATAACATGGCAAAATTAAATGAAGAAGTTTTAGTAGTTAAGATCAGTACATTATTACCAGACGATGTTGAAATGACAAATATCATGACCGAAGAAAATGTTGCAGCACTGCGCCAAGTAATTGAGCAGCTAGCAGGTAATAATAGAACTCTAGTTGAAATTGAACAAGCATAAAGGAAGAAAAATGAAAGCTATTGTTTGGAGTAAGTATCAATGTCCTTATTGTGATCAGGCTAAGGCTTTATTGACACAACGAGGCATTCAATTTGAAGAACGCAAAATTGGCGACGGTTATACAAAAGAAGATTTGCTAGAGGCAGTGCCTACAGCAAGAACAGTACCACAGATTTTTCTAGGTAACGAATTAGTAGGTGGATTTACAGAACTTAAAAAATATTTAGAGGAACAGAATGTTAATTGAAAAACCATTATCAGAAGGCGATGTTGTAAGCATTAAATTAGTCAACGGAGACGAAATAATCGCTCGATTAGACAAAGATGATCAACACGGATTTACTATTACAAAGCCACTAGCAATAACACTTGGGCCCCAGGGTCTTGGGATGATTCCGTGGGTATTTCTTGGTGCTAAAGAAACAATGACCATAAACAAAAATCATGTATTTGTTATCATGCCTGCAAAAAAAGATGCAGCAGATCAATATATGCAAGGCACTACCGGCATTGCCTTAGCCTAAGGATTAGACATGCCATTGGTTGCTGTTCAAAACGATCCAAACAATGCCGGTGGCGGCGAACTGATTGCTGAAAACCCACAAACAGTATTTGCACACAATATTCCTGTAATTGAACATGAGGACCCGGCAAACCCTGACAGCGCCTGTCCAGCAAGTCCGCATTGCAATCCTGCAACAGCAGAAGGCAGTCCAAATGTGTTTGTTTATAACAAACCCTTGCACAGAATAGATGATGACAGAGTCTGCGGCCATAAAACTGTACCTGCTGGAAATTCAACAGTTTTTGCAAATGAGGGGAATGTTCCGCCTGTAATTATTCCGGCTGCTGTTCAGGCAGTTATTGATCAACAAACTGCAAGATATGTTGCTCAACCTCAGAATTATCCGATTGAGTCAAACGATCAAGTGAAGCGTAACTTTCCAGGAACTCCTGAGCAACCCACTACTGTAGGCGAAAGTTTAATCGACGCTTCAGCGGCCAATGCCAGCGACATTATTCCATTCTTAGATCAAATTTTATCAGAAGCAGCCCAAGGACGTTGGGAAGAAACTGGCATGGGCGGCCGACCTAGCAATCAAAATATCACAGGAATATGGAGAGAACTAGGATATCCTCAAACAGGAGCCTGGCTTACCGACCAAACAGCATGGTGTATGGGATTTGTGAATTGGGTATTAAAACGAACTGGTTATCGATATGTACAAACAGCATGGGCTAGAGATATACAAACTAGAGCTTCCCAATATAACGCAACACAGATACCTTTAGGTCAGGGACAACCTGGGGATGTAGCACTTTGGAGTTATGGACACGTTAATTTCATCTATAGTGGTACAGGTGGTCGCTATAATTTTGTTGGTGGGAATCAAAGTACTAGAGCAAAGAATAATAATAATCCAAGTCAGGGATCTGTTACCAAATCGTGGCCTGGCGGATATCGTGTTCCGGCAGACGGAACCTTAATTGGTCTTTGGAGACCTTCTAGGTCTTGACAAATTTCTTTGTGTGCTGTATACTTACAGTATGAAAAATAAAATCATACTTACAGACGCCGATGGCGTAATTTTAGATTGGGAATGGGCTTTCCACATTTGGATGGAAGAACACGGATTCAAAAAACAAGAAGGTGGCCAATTCGTTTATAATATCGGCAAACGTTATGGAATCGATCCAGATCAAGGTAAAAAGCTGATCAAGATGTTTAATGAATCTGCGGCAATCGGATTCCTTCCAGCACTGCGTGATGCCCAACACTATGTTAAAAGACTACACGAGGAACACGGTTATATATTCCATTGTATCACAAGCCTGAGCAAAGATCGCAACGCTCAGAAACTACGCAAGATGAATATTCGCAAGCTATTTGGTGAAACTGCTTTTGAAGAATTTATCATCCTAGACACTGGTGCTGACAAAGACCAAGTATTAGAACGTTATCGAGGTACAGGTTGCTGGTGGATTGAAGATAAAAT